CGTTGAGCCACTTGCAGACTTTGCAGCATACGAGATATTCCCCGAACCTTGCGGTGTACACGTCTTTGCTGGATGTGAGCAAATGTATCTTGAAAAGTATTGTGCTAAATTCCCCGAATACTGCCAACCTAAGCCAATAGAAGAAATATGAAAACCTTTCTAGACGAAATAGGGATAAACATTATGCAATCCGTTGCTGGATTGTTTGGGTCACTTTTGTTTTTGGGCAAAGAGGGCGCAAAAAACATTAAGCAATCTTTATTCGCAATTATAACGGGAACGGCAAGTGCCAACTATTTAACGCCCGTTGTGATGGAAATAACCAAAATCGAAAACACCAAATACGAAAACGGCATTGCGTTTATACTTGGGTTTATCGGGTTGAAAGGAGTTGAGGCAATCAGTAAACGTTTTTTTAAAGAAAAAGTAAAAGATGCAAGTAATTAACGAAATAGCCAACATCCTCATTTGTGGCAATGCAACCCTATTTTACATATTTGTATTTGGAAGGGAAATAAAGGCATTAGCACGTTTGAACTTAGCCGAACAAATTATGCTTCGTGTTGGTTTGGCGTTACCAGCAATTGGATCGTTGTTTAACGTCTTAACGGCTCAATACCCACCCATTCCCGAAATATTAATAAATATCGGTTACGCCTCGTTGTGGACTTGGGCATCCATATTCCATTACAACACATTCGTTAAAAAATGAAAATCGTTCAAGTACCATTCAAAGATTATTACCACGAAGTAGTTGGTAAAAAGCAAATCTATTTGCACCACACGGCTGGAACTGGTACGGGCGATAATATATATAGATGGTGGGGGTCTGATAAACCACGGGTTGCCACTTGTGTGGTGATTGATCGTGATGGAACAATCAAACAAGGTTTCGGAAGCCAATATTGGGCGTATCATTTAGGATTAGCAAATAAGCATTTTAAAGCCCATTCCTTGCCATATCTCAATCTCGATAAGGTAAGTATAGGTATTGAACTAATAAGTTGGGGAATCCTCACGAAAAAGGGCAAAAAATACATTAACTATGTAGGTGGTGACATAGACGAATCCGAAGTTGAGGTTTTAGATAAGCCATTCCGAGGTTCAAAGTATTACCATAAATACACCGATGCCCAAATCCAAGCCGTTGCGGACCTATTGAAGTTGTGGAATGAGCGATATGGAATTGATACAACCTATAACGAGGATATTTGGGATGTTTGCCCAAGAGCATTGAGGGGTGAAGAAGGCGTTTTCACGCATTGTAGTGTACGCCCCGACAAATCGGATGTATTCCCACAAAAAAATCTTATTGACGTATTGCGTTCATTATAAGTGAGTTAGCAACTTTCTTCAAAATATTTTTATCTTTTTTATCTTTTTATTTTGTAAATATCAAAAGTGGTTATATATTTGTGTATGCAAAACGATAAAAACAACACAATGAAAGCATTTCAAGTAACCGCAGAATTCGTGAAAAACCACGAAGTTAGAAACTACAATCCACAAGAGTGGGATAAGATAATCAATAGATTATTGACCTATTCGGATTGTCAATTTTTCCATGTACCAACAACACAAAATACATTGGATTCATTTTATGCCGAATATATAACCGATGATGGTTTGCGTTTATTCCGTGAAGTTGATTATGCATCTTGTATGACCAATGGTGGATTTTATGAATTGGTTAAAAACCCAATATTGGAAGATGGTAGAAGTAACACAACGTTTGCCGAATTGATGAAAGATGGTGAACATGAAAAGGCAATGGAATTGTGTGAGAAATTAAACGATGCGACAACCTTTGAGATTTACACTCGTAAATTCACGAATCTTCAAACTGGCAAATCTAGTGTAGTTGGAACATCACGCGAGGCACGTCAATGGATGATAGACCGCAGCGATATAATGACATTTACAAAAGGATTATAAAACAAACAACGGGGGCTTAACCGCCCCCACTATTTAAAAACTATAAAAACAACAACTATGAAATTTGACATTAGAAACATCATCGTAACGCACAACACCGAGCGTGGATTCCGTTACAAAATTATCGGTTGGGTAAACGACCAACTTTGCACCGCTTACACCAACGATTCACTAATATTTGATTGGTACAATGACGATTCAGAAATAGAGATGCACAAGGATGCTAAATTGGTATGTGAAACTAAATTAATGGAGGCGTACATTGATGGCAACAATTAAATTTATTAATGACGAAATGTTGGTAAGCGTATGGCATTACCAAGCCACCTATAAATCATTTGACGTTGCAAATGGGTTAGTTCGCCACTTTAAAGACGAATCAAAGCCATATATGAAACACGGCTACATTGCCCTAAACTCAATGCGCTTTGAACTTGGGCAACAATTTACCGATATTATCGAAGATTTGATCACTTACCACAATTTAAAACCAACTAAAATAACACAACTATGAGCATTGTAATTGCAATTTTCTTTATTGGATGCCTAACGATATTGGCATTTATCGCACTCGCTTTGTATGTGGCATTTACGCCCGACAAAGAAGACAAAATTTGGATAGCACCCGAAAACAAGGATCGCATCCGCAAGTATAGAATGTATAGGGGGAAAGCATTATGAAAAGTCCAGTACAACAAATTAAAGAAGCGTGGTTTTTACATAAGACGCAACAAATAACCTCATTGGAGTTTTGGGAACGCTTGGAAACAATTGCCGAAGAAGAACAAAGCCACATCAATATGGCGTATTCAGAAGGTCACTATGACAATAAAATGGGGGAAAATAGAACCAATTATTACACTTGGAAATATGACGAACCAATTTTGTATTTTGAAAAATAAAAAGTAAATTTGAACAATGGATACGCACGAAGCAATGGTTGATGTATGGGCTAATTACACCAATAAGGAGTTAGCCGAAATGACCGAAACAAATTATTACACGGTGAGCAGTTGGAAGTACCAATTTCGCCACAATCAATTATCATTAGAAAAACAAATACAAATTTTAAGTAAACTAAACTATCAAATCAAATCAAATCTATTATGGAAAAAACAAGCAAAGTAACTCAAGTCGCTGGAAGCGGCACTTGGGAGGGAAAGTACGGAGTTATGTACAAATTTGAAGTCGCATTCGAGAATGGCGATGCTGGTCAGTATTTAAGCAAAAGCCAAGACCAAACCAAATTTAAGGTAGGTCAAGAAGCCAACTACACAATCGAGGGTAAAGAATTTAACGGACAAACTTTCTACACGGTTAAACCAGTAATGCAACAACAAGCGTTTGGTGGTAAGCCATCGTACCAAAAAGATCCCGAAACCGAAAAAAGAATTACACGGATGTCGGTATTGAAAGTTGCGGGTGACCTTGTTATTAATGGCGAAGTCAAATTGCACGATTTAACAAAGGTTGCATCATTCCTTGAGCAATACGTTATGACGGGCGAAGACACCATTAGTAAAATATATGGTAGCGCAACCCTTGAAAAAGTAGTTAAGCAAGTTAAAAACGAACCAACCGACCTACCTTTTTAATATGGAATACCAATATATTTTTAATCAGATACAAGCCATTGCCCAAAATGTGGGCGATGGTTTTGAAAGCCCGTTGCGTGGTTATATCGAGTTAAAAAACCTTGAAGCCCTATGCAAGGAATTGAAAGACCAAATTCAATCGGATGCCCTCAACGAGGCAAACGCATTTAAAGGACAAGTATATCACGGGTATCAAATTGACGTGCGTGAAGTAGGTGGGCGATATAGTTATGACCATATAGCCGAAATAAGCGATTTAAAGGCACGTTTAAAGGAATTGGAGAAGGAAGCCCAAATGTCTTACAAAATGTCCGCAAATGGCTCGATAATGATGAAAGAGGACACGGGTGAGGTATTTCCCCCAGCGCATTACAAAGGTGGTTCAACGGCAATAATTTTAAAAGCGATATGAGTTTTGCAAAAATAATAGCATTCAAAGAGATGGTTGAATCTGGAAAGATGAAAACCAATGGGATAATGATTTATCGTTTAATGCAAACCAAGCCCAGAACTATTGCGGAGTTGCGTGATATTACGACAATGCCCCATCAAACCCTAACCGCAACGATTCGAATACTTGAGGAAATGGGATGGTTGTTTAAGGGAAAAACGGTAAAGGTCAATAAAAAATCATACACCGAATACCACGCAGAAACCGAACTTGAACGAGCAAAGCGAAACGCTATTTTAATTGAACAAGAAAAGTTTTTGGATTGGATAGAAAAAGGTAAACGCAGTAATTGGTTTGAAAGATATGCAGAGTTTGAGCGTAACCATACATCTCAGTAGTGGCGAAAAGTTGAAAGGGCAAGTGTGTATTGATGCGGGTAAATCACGATATATTGCCGATCACGCAATCGAATATTTCATTGAAGAAACGTGGATTGATGGAAGCAAAATCGAGGATATTGATATTAACCGATGTTACGATGTTGATGAAATTCCACCTAAAGTAATATATCGCAATACCAATCTAAAACACGATCAAGCGAAATACGGAAACAATTACCACCCATTCAATAGATTCCCAAGTAAAGTAAAATAAATTTTGTATATTTGAAGTGTAGCAAACAACCGAGTGGAAGACGGTTATGTTAAAAGATATTTGCCCGTATGGGTTAGGTGGCTTCCACACACCTAACTTGTATGGGCTTTTTTTATGAAAAATACTGGACAAATTTGCAGAAGCAAAAAAAATGCACAAAGTCGTTATACAATGATTGATAACGCCATTTTACAAAGTTGGGAATTAACTCCCGAAGAAAAATCTATTTTAATCTATCTTTTATCTATGCCCGAAAACTGGATAGTTATAAAGAGAAAACTAATCGAGGATTGCAATATAGGTAGAGACCGTTTTAATCGGGCTTGGAAGGGTTTACAAGAAAAGGGCTATATTCAGTCTATTCGGGTAATTGATTCTGATACAAAACAAATAAAGGGATGGAATCATATTGTATATGAAGAACCCGTTTTGCCCGAGTTACTGAAAACCCGAGAGTCGGAAAACCCGAAAGTCGGAGATTCCGAAAGTCGGGAAATCCGAGAGTCGGAAAACCAGTCAGTATATAAAGAAACAAATAAACAAAATACTAAATTAACAAATAAAGAATTAGAACAAAGTAATAACCCTACAAAGGGGGAAGGGGTTTTGAATTTGATTTTTGAAGAAGTATGGAAATTTTATTCTAATAGTTCATCTCGCCAAGTCGGAAGCAAAAAAGATGCACGGCTTAAATTTATGCGCCTTAAATCAAACGAAATCGAATCATTGAGGGTACACCTACCCAAGTTCGTTAAAAACCATCTGGAGGCAAAAAAAGCGGATTATTTGCCCAATTTAACAACCTATCTCAATCAACGGAGATACGAGGATGAAAAAATGCCATATCCGAGCGCAACGAATAAGATGGAAGATTATTTAAATCAATTTAAAGGATTATGAGGCACGGAAGTTTATTTTCAGGTATAGGAGGTTTTGACCTTGCTGCCGAATGGATGGGATGGGAAAACGTTTTCCATTGTGAATGGATGGAATTTCCCCGAAAAGTATTGGAGTATCACTTTCCCAATGCTGATAGTTTAATAGATATATGTAAAACTGATTTTAAAAAATATGCAAACAAAATTGATATTCTCACAGGTGGATTCCCTTGCCAACCATTCAGCACGGCTGGAAAAAGAAAAGGAACAGATGACGAACGCTATTTATGGCACGAGATGCTTCGAGCAATACAAGAGATTAAACCCACATACGTCATCGCAGAAAATGTCTTTGGTATCACGAATATTGATGGCGGATTGGTTTTCGAGCAGGTGTGCGTTGATTTGGAAAATGAAGGGTACGAAGTTCAACCGTTTATTATTCCAGCTGCATCCAAAAACGCACCGCACCGAAGGGATAGAGTTTGGTTTGTTGCCTACTCCAATGGCTCAAAATCGCAATACAACAGAGGAACAAACATTGAAAAGGAAAGAGAAATATGGAGGAATGAAACGAGCAATGTATTTGGAGAATTATGCGGTGATGGGAATGCTACCGACACCAACGGCATCAGATATAGAGGGGGGAATATCAAATCCAAAACAGATAAGTTCAAAGAATGGAAGATGGATAAGAACGAGCAACAACACTGGAACGGAATTTGGGGCAAAGTTGAGGGATGTAGTTGGAATGCTACCAACCCCAACCGCATCAGACAAGAATCAAGGAAAGTCAAAATTACATCCAACCTATCCTCGACATACAGATTTAAACAATTTAGTAAGTCAAACAATTGGTCAAAATTCCCAACTCAATCCCCGATTTGTGGCGGAGATGATGGGCTTCCCACCGAAATGGACGGAATTACCTTTTCTAAGTGGAGAGCAGAAAGCATCAAAGGATACGGAAACGCCATAGTACCACAAGTGGCATATGAAATATTTAAACAATTGGAATTTACAAAATAAAAATTATATTTGAAGCAATGGAAAAAACGTACATAACTGATATGAGCATTGAGGCGATGTCACGGCAAGTGGTACAATTTTGTGCTTTGTCGGGCATTGAACCCCCAATTGCATCGGTTGAGTTTTTCAACCTTATAAAAGAGGCATTTGGGCGATATCCAAGCGAAACAATGACAAACGCATTGAAAGATTGGATGGTAGGCAAAATAGATATACGCCCCGTCAAGCAAATGAACATTCGGTTTATATCTGAGATATTACGAACATACATCGAAAACAACCGCCATAAAATCCAATTAAAGCCCAAGCGATATTTGGAAATTGCCGCACCCGAAGCCCCAAAGGTTTCACGGATGCAAATGGCAAAGGATATGTTTGAGAATATTAAGATAGGCAAGGGTATTGTTTACCCATTGACTTTGGCAATGGCATACGATGAAATCAACATTGAAGTGGAATCGTTTGAAGATGAATTGACGTACATAATGAATATTGAGGATAAGCAAACCAAAAAATTGATTCAGTTGATGGGCAAAAAGAAAGTGCAAAGGCACGATGTATCAAGGGATGTATATGTTAAGGCGGCTAAAATGTTAAATTTATTGAAAAATGGAAAGTGTTAAGGATTATTACGTTGAATATATACGGGCGAAGCAACGCTTTACGAAGGCATCGAAATTGCAAACTGAGGAAGTGAGCAAATTGAATGCACGATTGCAATATTATCAAAGGGAAAATTATGCTTTACGATCGCAGTTACGCAAATTTAAAGCAATGGAAGCCCCAAATGATTACGAAACGGTATTGGATAATGCTTGTGAAGTATGTGATATTACGATGATGGCATTAACTGGACCTTGTCGGCAACGGCATTTGGTAGTGGCACGGCATATTTGTTTCTATATTTTACGAAATCAATTTAATTTGAACCTAAAACAAATTGGCAAGTTGTTCAATCGTGACCACGCAAGTGTCATTCACGGAATAAAGCAAATGGATTATATGGTGGAATCGCCAAATTTGTACAAACAAGAATATAAAATCTACCAAGCAATTAAAGGAATATAACATACGGAGGTAAAACATACGGAGGTAACAAATGAAAAACAATAAACAAATATTAAAAAATATGAAAAATCAAAAAAAACAAACAGCAGTAGAGTGGATAGAAGATAGCATCCAACTTGATATGACAATTATGGAAGTATTAGGATTAATAAGACAAGCCAAAGAAATGGAGAAGGAGCAGATTATGGATGTCTATTGGGATGGAGGTCAAGATATACCTACCCATCAAAACACAGTAGAAGAGTATTTTGAGAAAACCTTTAACACGAAAGAAATATGAGAACAGAAGTAAGAGACGATGGCACAATTCAACTATACCATCAACTTGAAGAAGTACTTAATGGGATTGTAATCAAAACCACAGATGGAGTAGAATTTCACATCCGCCAAAGAGATTGTGGTATTTTAATTACTTGCAATGGAATAACAAAGTATATAGACGAAGAAACCTTTAACACCAAAGAGAAATGATTACAATTCTAGTAGGATTCTTAGTTATTGCAGCAATTGTATCTGTATTTCACATAACCGGAAAAATATTTGTTAAATACCTGATGGAAAATAATAATGAAGATATTTACATTGGTCATGGATTTGCTATTTGGGTTATACTTTTATTTGCTGGTGTGGTTTTTTATGCAATTGGAAAAACAATTCTACACTTTATTTAACACCAAAGAGAAATGAAATACACAAAAGTAAAAATAACAGACGTAGTTGATGGCAAAGCCGAATCACCACTACCACTTGAAGTAATCCCTAACTACATGGGTATTAACCTATGCTCAGTCGACAGCATAGAGTGGATTGAACATGAAGACACTCAAATTGAAAAACTGACAATTAACTTTATTCCTAATATGGAGAAGGAATCAAACGAAACATACGGAGGTAACAAATGAGCAAAGAAAACAAATGGAACG